GCGGTGTTTCAATTGCAGGTTTGAGAATTACAGTGCAGCCTGCCCCAATTGCTGGGCCAATTTTTCTAGTTGCCATACCTGCTGGAAAATTCCAAGGAGTAATAAGAAGTGAGACTCCGATTGGTTGATGGGTTACTAATATTCTTTTATCTCCACTTGGCGACTTTCTAAAATCTCCTGCAACTCTATTATTTTCAAATTTATATTCTGCATAACGTGGTACATAGCCGAATACATTATCACCAGTTGCTCCCTGATAGGCATATACTTCTTTATTCAATACTTCCTGCTCACCAATATTTGCGAATGAAGGCCAATAGAACTGGAACGGATCTTGTGTTTTTAAGAAGTGTTTAGGGATGCCTTGCTGGTAGGCGGTTTTGGGCATAACTGACATTACTCCGATTATATAACCATGTTCCTGTACGTAATATGAGCCGGGATTTCCTGAAACAACAGCTACACCATGACCTGCCATATCTCCCTGGGGCCTGTTATCTGTGCCTGTTGTGTTTAATACTTCGGATACAACTACCGGGGATTTAACGCCAGTGATGTATTCGGGTCGCTGTAATCGGCTGTCCTGTGATTTTACTCCGAAATGCATTAATATATTTTCTACATAACGAGAACCACCTCGCGCAGCTTTCTCAAGCCATTCCTGAAGTCTAAATGCACGACGAAGGTCATTAATAGTGCTGTTTGCATTTTCAACAATGAGAGAGCCGTTAGGATCATATTGTGCATCTTCGGTACCGCCACCGTTTGTTACCTGTAACTGGCCTGAAGTAACCTGTGCCGATAAGGTTCCGTTAATTTCATTTCCTTGTGCATCCAGTATTCTATTTGTGGCGATGCTGTTAGGATCAACTGACACGACACCGGACATAGGTATTGTTACAGGATCTCCCTTTTGTGCAAATGGTAAAGCTGCCGTAAAATAGTCGTGTTCCCAAGCGCGTTTTCTTAATGGTAATAATGCATAAGACTGCGGGTTATTATCTCCGTCTGTGAGTGCGATATCTAATGAAATATCTTCAATTAAATTCTGGTCGCGATAATAGTCGTTCCATATTTTTTGATATGCTGCAAATGGAAGGGCTGATACTGTTTCTTGATGTTCATTATTACCTCTGGGAAGTCCAAGGTAATCCAAAGTACGATAGTCGTCCCACATAACAGGGTCATCAAATGTTAAGGTCGGAAATGCGGGTAAACTTCCTCCGACTTCTGTATTTGTGATAAAATTTTCCCAGTTATGCCATAATATTCTATTGGGTACAAAAAAGTAATGTATTGATACATCCATACGGTGCATAAGAGGTGCAACCATAGGAGCCAGACGGATAAGTGATTCGGCTGATATTTTAAATTTATCTCCGGGAACTGCTTCCGTACACATTACGGGTACAAGGTCTCCCATATTTGCCGATAGTTTTACATCATGTGAAAGGTCAAATACGTTTGTTTTGGGTTTGACCAACTGGATGCTGTTAAAAATATTCTTCATTTTTTTACTGGTTTTGATTATTTAATGAATGTTTCGCCGGTTAATATTAATACGATAATATCCCGGATTTTGGGCCAAGCCCTTAAAAGCCATTCGCCAAATTTAGTACGTGGGTGTGCCATTTCTGTTAGTTTTAAATTTTCGCATAATTAATATTAGGTTAAAGCCTTACTCCTCCCCTACTCACGTAATATTTACGTTTAGCTTTTGTACGGGAACGTTTTTTGAATCTTTTTCGCATTTTTTTAAATTTTAAAGGTGAATAATAGAATAAATTTAATAATTAGCCGGGAAACCACCAAGGTTTTTTTCCGTTTTCAAATTTTGTAACAACCTTTTCGATAAGTTCGAGAAGTAACCTTTGCCATGCAGGGTCATTCGGATTCTGTCCACGTTCCCAAATTTCAGCCTGTTTTGTTTTTGCACGTAATTCCTGTTCGGCAATTTGTATCTGTTTGTTGAGTAAATCGGTAGACACATTTACGTTGTTTTTCCGGGCTATTGTTAGTAAAACCTCCTGTGCTGCCTGTGCTACTCTGGGCTTTTGAAGTTGCCAATTTCTAGTATTCTGATCGATTGTAAATGTTATATCAGCTTCAAGTTTTCTGAATACCTGACCTTTGTTTTTTGTATCCTGTGCAAGGTTTTTTAGTCGTTCCTTTGCAAATTCTACGGATATATCATACAATTCCTGATCCTGTTTGTACTTAAGTTCACCACGTCTTATTCCAAGTAATGTGGCTGCGGATTGCTGCGCTATAAGGGCGCTTCGAGTTTCATCTACGGTGGTTTTTGCTTTTAGAGCATCGACCTGGGCCTGTTTTATTTGAGTATCGAAGTATGAACCCATAATAGAGCCAAGATCAAAACTCTGTGCCTGTGGTACTACGGTTCGAGTATCGACAGAGCGTACCGGACCGGATTGAGCATCTGCTCCGTTTACATAGACTAGGTTAGGGTTGAGCCCTGCATCTTTGAGACGCTGCATTTGTGCTGCTGGGCTATTAAATTGGTTCATCATTTGCCAGTCAGCGAGAGCATCCCGGCGCTGCATAGCGTAATCTTGTAGCTGCCATTTACGGGCTCTTTTGTTTGCAATTGCTGTTCCAAGAAAGTTCATAGCACTATTAGCACTCTGGGCGATTGCTGATATAGTTGCGGGATCTACTGCCATTTTTTTACATTTTTAAGGTATTAAAAAGTGTTTGG